GAACACAGGTTCAGGCAATCCTGGTTGAACACGTTCTCGGCGTGCCCTGAGCAGGCCCGCACCATTCGCAACAAGACCGCTGTCGACACGCAGGGCAGCAAGATGGTGCGAGGCACCGTCGTGCATGCCGCTATCGAAGCAGCGTTGTCGGCTCGCATGGCCGGCAACGAACTCACCGGCGACGACGTTCTTGAGATCTTCCACATGGAGTGGGAAGCCCATGTGGACAGCATCGAGAAATGGAATGAAAGCCCCGCGGCGACCGTCGAACTCGCTGTGCGAATGGTCGCCGTCTGGTATCAGGAAGTGTTCCCGTACCTGAACCCTGTGGGTGTGGAACAGTCGTTCGAGTTTGTTCTCCATGAGGATGAGGTGCGTCGCATCTCCCTGTACGGCACCCGCGATTTGGACGAATCTGATCTGACCTGGGATTGGAAGACGGGGCGGCACGCCCCACCGTGGGAGATTCGTCGCAACGACTTGCAGTCGATGGTGTACACGTTGGCACGGGCCCATGAACGCGGCGACTTGGAGTCGCCGCAACCGTTCAGGTTCTGCTATCTCGCCCACGGTGAAGTAGAAGTCATTGATGTGACTCGCACGCCGCAGGACTGGGCTGCGCTCGTTCCGTTGTGCAACAGCCTCGCTGACCTGATCGAGGCGAAGGTTCCGTCTTGGCCGCTGCGCTATGATGGCTGGAAATGTTCCGACGATTGGTGCCCCAACTGGGCTAACTGTCGAGGAAAGTATCTAGGTGTCGGCTCGAAGCCGACGAACTGGTAACCAACAACCCGAAAGGGAAGGAGCAATACAGATGAGTAACCGAGACAGGGCGATCATCGCCCAAACGTCAGCGAAGGTAGCTGGGGAGCTGTGCCACGGCAAGGGTGAGGCCGGCATCGCCGAATACCTCGCCTGTGCCGAGATGGTTTTCAACGACATTCTCGACAAGGCTGGTGACATTGCCGCACCGGCGCCGTCTGTGACGGCGCCAGTCAACCAGGTGCAGGCAGCATTCCCAGGAGCGGAGATTGTGTTCGCCCCAGGCCAGGACGCGACCCCGTCGGCGACACCGGCGCTCCCTGCTCCTGCGGCGGCGAAGCCGGCGGGGCGCGCCCGCAAGAAGATGGAACTCGACGCCGACGGCTTCGTCACCGACGGCCGGCAGGCCGCGTGGACGGTGGCTTTTCTGTGCGCCGGTCAGAAAACTGACGACGGCAAGATCGTCGTGTTCGACAACGCAGCCAACAAGGCGTCGGGCAAGTGGAAGGCCAACGCTCCTGACTTCACCATCAGCGAAGCAGGCGCGAAGGCTTACGGTCTCGGAGGTGAACGGATCGGCTTGTGGCTGTCAGACGCTCCGAAGAACATCCAGGCAGGTGATGGCAGTTTCCACCCGTTCAGCGAGGAAGATATGCACACACGCTGCGGGGTCTGATAGCCGACAAACCTGATCGGATTCGTCGGGAACGCAATGTCTGAACTGCCGTCGCCTCTCTCCCCCGAGGAAATAGTTGCACGGCTCAGAGGGGCGTCCTCGGACCACCACGGGGACGCCCCCGACTACAAGTACATTGAACCAACTGCGACGGCGTTCGAGTCTTTCGTCGACTACGTCAAAAACGACGAAGGCCGCTTCCTGCTCGGCTACCCCGAGGTTGACCTGTGCATGCGGGGGCTGGCCCGAGGCGAAATGCTTCTGGTTGTGGGCCACTCGCACAACGGCAAGTCGCAGGTGTTGTACCAGTCGATAGTCAACGCTTTGCTCAACACCAACGGACACATCCTGTTGTTCTCCCCCGATGAACCGCGGGAACTCGTCGTACAGAAACTGCATTGCATCGCCTACGGCCGCAACGGTGAGGAACTTGAGCAGCAGATCAAAGACGGCGACGAAGCTGTTCTCGAAGAGATTCGTTCAGCGTCACGCAACCTGTTCGACAGAATCCTCATCAACGACGGGGCGCTCACCTTCACACAGATGTCGGACACTTTGAAAGAAGCGCAGGACTATTGGGGTCGCCACCCCGACTTCGCAATGGTCGACTATCTTGAGCTTCAACCAGGAGAATCGGATCACACCGGTGTGGTAGGCAAAGCACAGGGTCTGAAACGGTGGTGCAAAGAAGTTTCCATCCCGTTGGCGGTTGTGCATCAGGCTGGCCGCGGATCAGGTGACCGGCATAAGCCGGCGACGATCACGGCCGGCAAGTACGGCGGCGAGCAGGAGGCCCTGGCGGTCCTCGGCGTGTACCGTCGCCGTGACGATCCTGCGCTCACCTATTTGGAGAAGTGTTACCACTCGGTGTCAGTCAACATGCGGCTCACGAAGAACAAGAGGCCGCCGAACAAGCTCGGCGACTTCGAGTATTTTCTGTGCCCACACACCGGCCAGATTCGCCCCTACCGTGACGACGACATTCCGCCTGATGACAGGTACATGCGGTGAGGGACTGATGGGTGACCTGCAAGTCTCTGCTCCTGAACTGTGGCTGATCAAACGGTCCCTGCTCAGGTTGATCGTCAACGACGGCAACCAGTTCCTCGTCAACAAGGCGCAGGAACTGTTGGACAGGTTGATTGATGACCATCGATGATTCCCACGGTCGTGGACGTTGAGGTAGTCGACAGGTTCTGTCACCTGTTCCGAGGCAACGCTTTGGCGAAGGAAACAGCCGACGGCGAGTTTCGCCCGTGGCGCGGCGAGGATGGCACACCGGTGCCGGCCAACGGGATCATCTTCGAGGAAGCGATCCGCGGCCACCTGGGGGGTCCGCACCGCCTCGGCGTGTACCCTCTCATGGAAGTCAAGGGCTCCCCGCATTGCAACGTCGGCTGGTTGGCCGTCGACTGGGACGAGGGCGACATTTCGTTCGTTCACGCAGTCAACGTGAGGGAACTACTCGCCCAGCTCGGCATCACCGCCTGGGTTGAAATCTCGAGATCGAAGGGCTACCACCTGTGGGTGTTCCTGGAAGAGAACCTGCCTGCCCAGATGGGACGCAACGCCATGTTCGCTGCCTGCCAACTCGTCGACAGTCCCACTAAAGAGGTGTACCCGAAACAGGTAACGATGCCCGCTAAGGGCTTCGGCAACGGAATACGGCTCCCCTATGCGCTGTCACGCCCAGAAGGCCGTCAGGAGGCTGTGCGGGGCTCTGAGAGCAACCTGACCCTTGAGGCTTTCACCAACGAAGCATTCGATTCGATGACGACAAGGCAACAGATCGTCAAAATAGCGTCCCTGTATCAGCCGCCACCATCCACACGGCCGATCCACACCCCCAAGTTCACGCAACAACGAATCGACGCCAACTTCAGATTCGTCGCCCGAGACATCTGGGACCGAGGCCCCACCCACAACGACCGCAGCCTCGCCCTGTTCTCATTCGCCTGCTCCCTGTTCCGCCAGCTCTACGCCCACGACGCAGTCTTTGAATGGACGCGTCAATGCGACCTGAAATGGGGTCAGAAGTTTGCCGCCCGCGGAGCGAGCGGCGAACAACAGTTGCACAAACTTGTCGATGATGCCGGCACAAAGATGGGACGTTGACATGAATGAAGAAATGACCGTTGTCCTTTCGGCGACCATTTCCGAGACCGCCCACTCCGACGTGATGGCCGAGCTGCGAGCTGCGCTGCTGCACATCCACGGCGTTCCCGAGGAAGACATCCCTGAAAACGACACGGCGCTTTTCCAAGAGTGGGTTGAACGTGTCGTCGGGAACGCTGCCGACAACGAGCATGAAATCGTGGGCGGTCTCAGCGACTGTGCGTGGAAATACCACCACCTACACCCCTACTGTGCCGAGTGTGGCGGTGTCAGACCAGGTCCGTGCTGCTCAATCGACGCGTGTACCTGCGGCTAGCCCGTGTTTTATCTCGGCACTCACAAAGCTCACTGGCTCGCGTCAGTAGATGTGCCACTATTCGTGTCCCGTCGAACCCTGGCACCCCGCAAGACGCTGCCACGGGCCATCACCAACTGGGCGCTCGACAGCGGCGGGTTCACAGAGATCCACGCCTACGGCCGGTGGGAAATGTCCCCAGCCGACTACGCCGATCAGGTCCGCCGCTACGCCGACGAGATCGGCAAGCTGGACTGGGCTGCCCCCCAAGACTGGATGTGTGAGGCGTCCGCTCTGACCGCGTCGGGCCTGACCGTCGCCGACCATCAACGCCTGACTGTCGACAACTTTCTTGAACTACGGCAACTCTTAGGAATGACCGTCGCACCCGTTCTCCAAGGCTGGGAGTTCGACGACTACCAGCGTTGCGTCGACCTGTTCACGGCTGCCGGCGTGGAGCTTGGCGACGAGCCGGTCATTGGCCTCGGTTCGGTGTGCCGCCGTGGTGCTACGAACGAAATCAGTCGTATCATTCACTCCCTGTACCCCCTCAACCTGCATGCTTTCGGCGTGAAGGGCAGCGCATACGCCGCCAACCACGACCTGTTGACCAGCGCCGACTCGATGGCGTGGTCGTTTCAGGCCCGCTACGACCCCCCGATGGACGGGTGCCCCCACCGACACTGCAACAACTGCCCCAAATACGCCCTGGCTTGGCGCCAACGGATGCTGGACCGATGCGCCCAGCTACGCTTCGACCTGTGACCTACGCGTTCAAAATCCCTGGCCGACCCAAATCGAAGAGCCGGCCACGGTTCGCCCGAGGCCGCGCATACACCGACAAGAAAACCCTCGACGCCGAACAACGCATCGCCGACCTGTACGACGGCCCCTACTACAAAACCCCAGTCTCACTCACCATGACATTCCACCCCGACTGGACCGAGGTGACCATCGCCCCCCTCGACGAAGCCGTGTCACCCCTCACCGCCGACGCATCCAACCTGTGTAAACTAGTCGAAGACGCCCTCAACGGCGTCGCCTACCCCGACGACCGACTGGTGCAAATGCTCGTAGTGAGAAAGATTCCGCGGTGACAGGCGGATTCTCCGACCTGTCCTGGCAACAACGATACAACACAATGGGTGACGAAGCCGAAGGCGCATTCGAGAAACGCACCGACGGATGGGCACGATACGGATTCAACCGGCCGCCCTACTCGATAGAAACACTGCCACTGTTCATGCGTTACACCCCCGACTACGTCACCGTCAACACACTCATCGAAGTAATGGGTTGCGGCGCCAAAGGTCTCAAACTGAAACAAGAAAAACTGTCGGCTTTGACCATGTGGGAGGGGCACATGCCCGTCTGGTTGTGGATCTGGTCAACGCCGAAAAGCTCATTGACAAGGGAGAAGCGACCCCAGGGTCGTTCCGAGAGGGTAAAGCATATTACGGCTTCAAGCCGTCCCTCTTCCCTTGGAGCAACGGCAGTGACAGATGACGGACGCCGCAAAGAATCCCTCTACGACCCGCTACTCGCAAACGGAAGCGGTCGACGGCGACACGCTTCGGCATTCCACCGAGCAATGTCACCCATTGAAGCACTCATGGTTTGCTTCCCTCTCGACGAACCCGAAGAATCCGTACTGGAACAACTGCTGCTCCGCGAAGCCCTCGCAGACGCCCTCGACACCTTGGAGGAAGATGACCGCTGGATTTTTGACATGCTTATTGTCGTTAGGTTGTCTCTGCGTTTTGTTGGCCGCGTTATTGGCATCCCTAAAACGACTCTGGCTCGTAGACGAGACCGAATCATCGCCAACCTCCAAGAACAACTCTTCGACAACCCCGTCGTAAAGGAACGAGTTGACAAACACAGCGGCCCCACCGTGGAAACCGACACCTGAACAATGCGTTGAAACAGTCGACGATTTGGACAAGGCGTTCCGAGACCTCGAATGGCGCCTCTTCCGCAAATCGCTGTTCCACTCCTGGGACCACGAGCGGTTCGTCAGGGCCCGCACGGGGCTGTTAGAACTCGCCGAGATTTGCGACGCCGACCTCAGTCGGGTGGAGCCGCCTCAACGCAACAAGTGATGAACTGCATCCACTTCTCCAACCAGATCAGCACTTCTTTCTGAGCCAACCAGTTGCCGTTCTCGGCCTCTCCCCACGCACACAGCAACGCTGCGAGTTCGTCGGTGTTGAACACTGTTAGAACACCCAGACGTTCACCGTTCCATTTGGCGTGGGTGCCGTCCTCAACGTCGAAGAGGCCACTGGTGCGTTCCAACTCTGTGGCGATACCCGCCTGAAGATCTTCCCTGACTGGGCTCGCGAACCACGAAGACCACGCCGACTCAAAGTCGAACGCAGCCGCGTCGCTCACGACGCGATGCGTTCCTTCGCCAAGGTCTTCACTGCTGACAGCAGCGCCGCCGCGGCGGCTATCAGAGCTGTGCGAATAGTTGAACTCTGGCCGATGACGATGACGGCTGCGAAAGCCTGAACCGCTGTCCACGCGGCCCGTTCACCCCACGACCCCCAAGAAAACTTTGATGATGTAGTCACTTACCCTTCTTTCCACGGCCGGCCTTGGAATAGGCGATGGCCGCTGCTTGGTCTTTTGGATAGCCCTCACCGATCAGTTTGCCGATGTTGTGCGACACTGTCGCACGGGAAGATCCGCGTCTGAGAGGCACCCTAGTAGCGGGGCTTAGGACGCTTCGGGCGTTTCGTGCCCACTGTCAGTCTCGCAGGGCCTTGCGGGCCGCTTCCCGCGACTGTCCAGGCGGCAGGGAGAAACTGCCGCGTTTCACGCTGTCGACGAGAACACGGGCGGCTTTCACCAGCTTCGGAGTCGTACCGTCATGGAACAACATGGTGTCCTACTTTCCGAACGGCCGACCGCCGAAGGCGGCGTTGCCGAGATTGGTGGAACGCAGATACGCCGCGGCTTTCTTCGCCATCTGGCTCATATCCCACATGTTGAACGACGACGACGAGTCGTAGAGCTGGTCGTCCTGACTGCCGAACGTGTCCTCGAACGTGCCGTAACCTTCACCTTTGGGCATTGAAAGTACCTCCTACAAGAGGAACAGAGCGTCCCACGTTGAACGGTCTACAACCCCGTTGGGGTGCAGGAAGAACAAAGACCGTTGGAAACCTTTCACCGCAGCCTTCGTTTTCGGCCCGAACACCCCGTCGACGCCGCCAGGGTCATGTCCACGGTCGTTCAGCCGGCTCTGCACCAACTGCACCAACTGGCCTCTGGAACGTCGACGCTTCGACAACGGGGCGTCGTCCAAGCCGGCACCCAAGTCGCGTATGTACCGTGCGATGCCCTCGAAGTCGATTTTCGACGGGTTGCCCTCGTAGACGACGCACCCGTTCTTCACCCATGCGTACAGCTCCGACCCTGGGCACGTAGTCGCAGCCAAATCTTGATGCCCTTTCAACCACAGTCTCCCCCCGTAGCGGGCTTGGATGTCTTCGATAACTTCAGTGATGCTTATGAGGGCGACCTCAGGGGGCTTCTTGCCCCCGTAGCCTGTGTAACAGATACTTTCTGTTTTGAAGTTGTAATGCTTGGTGGCGGCAGAAACGATCCCTGGGCCGCGTCCCTCGTAAATCACTCCGCGTTCGTCAACGAGCCAGTTGTAGGCAATCGCATTCCAACCCCGAGTGTCAACGTGGTACCGCTCGTAGGCTCGGACTGCGGTCACCCCGTTAGGTGGGTTCGCGACGCCAGAGTGATGAACGACTATTCCCACGATACGGGAAGGCCGCAGTTGTGTGAACGCCCGTTTCGGCGGTCTGGCATGCCATTCGTCACGTGAGATGAAGTCCATCAACTTAACCCGCTTTCGTCCCAGCGAGTCTAGACGTTGCGGACCTCAATATCGATCATGCGTTTCATGTCATCCGCCAACTCGCGCTGCATGCGGATCAACTGGTTGCGTTGCTCCTCAGGTGTGTTGGCCCGCAGACCCCCACCGAACATCGTCGACATGAACGTCGTCATCCAACGCTTCTCATACTTCTCTTCACCTGGGATGAGGCGACGCAGCCGCCCCATGAACGGCATCATCTGATCCAAGATATACAAGTCCGAATCGGTCATCTTCCATTCGCCCTTGCGGTTCTTCTCCGCTTTCCCCAACCCGCTGAGGAGCGGCATCAACCCTGGGATGTTCGCATACGACGGCGGCACGTTCTGGAAACGACCCTTCAACGGCAGGTCGGCGAAGAACTGTTTGCCGGCCCACAGCTCGATAGGCAGTTTGGCATAGGGGAATGCTGATTCGGCAAACGCTCTGGCTGCCATGTCCAACGGCTTGATGCCCGTGACGGGCCGGTCATCTGACCGCATCCACCGGTTCAGATCTTTGAACGGCATGTCAGGCAGGACGTAGAGCTGTGATCCGTCCATTCTCCACGGCAAACGGATACCGAGCTTCTCCATGAAATAGTCGGGAACGACACCTTCGGCTTCGCTCGCGTATTCCAGTTCGCCTTTGATCTGCCGCAGCCTCGACCCCGCTGCGGGCCGGTTCCCAATCGATTCGATCAACACCGGCAGAATGTTC